TACAGTAGGTAACTTACTTTACCATACACCTTTAGATACATCTAAAACAATTGACTCTGGTGACATCTTTAAGATTTCATCAGGTAATCTTTCAGTTACATTAGCTTAAGGATAATTCATGGCTCTAGTAGTCAAGGATCGTGTTCAAGAAACAAGTACAACCACAGGTACAGGCACGTTTACGCTTGCTGGTGCAGTATCTGGCTTCCAATCATTCTCTGCCATAGGTAACGCTAATACTACTTACTACGCTATTGTAGGTGGTGCAGAATGGGAAGTAGGTCTAGGTACTTATACATCATCAGGCACTACTTTATCTCGTGATACTGTATTGTCATCATCTACAGGTTCTAAAGTATCATTTAGTGCAGGTACAAAGAACGTATTTGTTACATATCCTGCTGGTAAATCTTCTTATCAAGATGATACAAATACAGATACTATGCCACAGTTTGCTGCATCTAACGGACTAAATGTTAATAACGGAACTATAGGTACATCTTACACATTTCCTACAGGATATAATTCTGTAGAAGCAGGTGATGTTACTATCGGCTCTGGTGCAACAGTTACAGTTCCAAGTACATCAAGATGGGTGATAGTATGAGTACAATTATAAATGCAACTACCACTAATGGTGTAGTGATACAACCTGATAATAGTGGCTCATTAGTATTACAAACTAATAATGGAACTACAGCTTTAACTATAAGCACAGCACAAAACGCAACATTTGCTAAAAGCATTATTTTAAATGGTTCTACAAGCGGAACTGTAACAGTAGCAGCACCTGCGGTATCTGGTACAACTACACTTACTTTGCCTAGTACAAGTGGTACTGTATTAACAAGTGCAAGCTCATTTACATCAAGTCAAATGCCAGTAGGAAGTATTGTTCAAGTATTGCAAACTGTAAAAACAGATGTTTTTTCAACATCATCAACTTCTTATGTTGATTGGACTGGAATGTCTGTAACAATTACACCAAAAAGTGCAACCAATAAAATACTAATAACTTTAACAAGCGGTGTATCAAACGATACTGCAAACAGTTTTCAATATGTAAAACTTGTAAGAGGTTCTACAGATATTGCTTTAGGGGACGCTTCTGGTTCGGCTACAAGATGTTGGATAGATGGAGCATTTGGTAATTCTGTTGCTCAAGATGTTTGTCAAAAGAGTTTAACTGGTTCTTTTTTAGATAGTCCAGCAACAACATCTGCTACAACATATAAAGTTCAAGTAATAAGGACATTGACTGGAACTGCTTATTTTGGTAGAACAGCAAGTACATCAGATGCAAATAGGTCATCTATCCCTTCTGTTCTTACAGTTATGGAGGTGGTAGCATGATAACTTTAGAACAAGCTATATTATCTTTAAATCCTAATGCTGAATTTACTTGCAATGGTGGAGTTTATTCTGGAATTACTTGGACTAATAATCCATCATACAAACCAACAGAAGAAGAAGTAAATGCAGAGATTGCTAGACTTGAAACAGAATATGATGCTAAAGAATATCAACGCAATAGAGCTAAAGAATATCCTGCTATTACAGACTATATAGACGGTATTGTAAAAGGTGATAATGCACAAGTACAAGCATATATAGACGCTTGTCTAGCAGTAAAAGCTAAATATCCAAAAGGTAGTAACTAATGGCTAAACTAATACTTAACGGTTCTACTTCAGGTTCAGTCACACTAGACGTACCAGCAGTAGCAGGTACTACTACAGTTACATTCCCTGCAACGACAGGAGCTCCAGTTATAGCTGACTCATCTACAGGTGGTGCTTATATACCTACAGGAACGACTGCACAAAGACCAGCAAGTCCTGTAAATGGTATGACACGATATAACACAACTACAGGTCAACTTGAAATTTATAATACTGTAGGTGGCTGGGTTAATGCAGGAACTGCAGGTAATGTTTATTCTGTAGATTACTTAATTGTAGCAGGTGGTGGAGCTGGTGGATTTGATAGATCTGGTGGTGGTGGGGCTGGTGGATATTTATCTAATTCTACATCATTAACATATGGAACAGCATATACCATTACTATTGGTGCTGGTGGTTCTCAAGGAAGTACTTATAATACTAGAACAAGTGGTGCAAATTCTTCTGCATTTGGATTAACTGCAATTGGTGGAGGATATGGACAAGACGGAGGTTCTTATACTGGAGCTTCTGGTGGTTCTGGAGGTGGTTCAGGTTCTGGTGTAGTTAACTCTGGAGGCTCTGGAACATCTGGTCAAGGTTATGCTGGTGGTAATACTGGAAGTACAACTAGTGGTTCTGGTGGAGGTGGTGGAGCATCTGCTGTTGGAAGCAATGGTGGTTCTGGTAATGGTTCTGGAGGTAATGGTGGTGCAGGATTAAACTGGCAATCATTAGGTACTTTTTATGCTGGTGGTGGCGGTGCTGGAGCTGCTCAAGATTTCTCTGCTCCAAAAGTTGCAGGTACTGGTGGTACAGGTGGTGGCGGTGCTGGTGGAAGTACTGCTGGAGGAGCTGGAACTGCTGGAACTGCAAATACTGGTGGTGGCGGAGGTGGAGGGTCTAATTCTCCTGCTGTAGTTGGAGGTGCTGGAGGTTCAGGTATTGTTATTTTACGTTATTTAGGTTCAACAATAGGGTCTGGTGGAACAATTACATCAGCAGGTGGTTATACATATCATACATTCACATCATCAGGAACATACACAGCATGATTACAATATATAAAGGAACAGTATAATGCCTGTTGTCATCTCTGGAACAAATGGCATAACTCATGCTACATGGACTACTGCTGGTAGACCGTCTGCTCCTAGTACAGGACAAATAGGCTACAACACTACTTTAGCCGCATTAGAAATATATAACGGTTCAGGATGGACTTCACCTAATGGTGTATGGACTACTGCAAATAGACCTTCAAGTCCCCCTACAGGAACTATTGGGTATAATACAACCACAGGTCAATTAGAAATTTATAATACTATCGGTGGATGGCAAAACGCAGGTACTGCAGGTAATACTTATAGTGCAACTTATTTAGTAGTTGCTGGTGGTGGTGGTGGAGGTTCATATTATGGTGGAGGAGCTGGTGCTGGTGGACTATTAACAAGCACTGCTACTTTAACATATGGAACTACATATTCAGTAACAGTAGGTTCAGGCGGTGCAGGAGCTACAAGTACTGGACTAGGGTCTAATGGTAATAATTCTGTATTTGGTTCTATAGCTACTGGAATTGGTGGCGGTGGTGGAGGTGGTGCTTCTAGCGGACAACAAAATGGTGCATCAGGTGGTTCAGGTGGTGGTGCAGGTGGTCAAGGTGTTGGAGGTTCTGGAGGTGCTGGCACATCAGGTCAAGGTAACGCAGGAGGAGCAACAGCTAGTGGAGCTTCAGGTGGTGGTGGTGGTGCTGGTGCAGTTGGAGGCAGTGCTGGAACTAATGCTGGTGGTAATGGTGGTAATGGAACATCTTCTTCTATTACAGGTTCTACAGTCACATATGCAGGTGGTGGTGGCGGTAAAGGAAATACTACACAAGGAACTGGCGGTACTGGTGGTGGTGGTTATCAAGGAGCACCAAATGGAGTAGTTAATACAGGCGGTGGTGGTCAAGGTGATGGAGGTAATGGTGGCTCTGGTGTCGTTATTCTTTCAGTCCCAACTGCAAACTATTCTGGCACAACTACAGGCTCACCTACAATAACTACATCAGGTTCAAACAAAATAATAACATTTACAGCATCAGGAAGCTACACAGCATAAGGAAAAAATATGTCACATTTTGCAAAAGTTTTAGATAGTAAAGTAGTACAAGTTATAGTAGCAGAAAAAGAATTTTTTGATACATTTGTAGACTCAAGTGCAGGTACTTGGTTACAAACATCATATAACACGCATGGTAATCAACATCCAGAAGGCAGACCTTTAAGAGGTAATTATGCTGGTATTGGTTACAATTATGACGCTACTAATGACGTATTCTACGCACCACAACCATATCCATCATGGATACTAAACAATACAACATGGTTATGGGAAGCACCTGTAGCTATGCCTACAGACGGTAAAATGTATAAATGGAATGAATCCATTACTAACTGGGAAGAAGTAACACTTTAAGGAGTAATAAATGTTTGGCATAAGTGCATTTTCCCAAAGCCCATTTAGTGCACTAGCTGGCGGACAAACACAATTAGGTGTAGCAGTTATAAATGCTGTGGCTAGTGTTTCAGCTAATCCTACAAGACAAAGATTTGGTACAGGTGTTATAAATGGCAATGCTTTAGTTACAAGTAATGCTGTAAGACAAAGATATGGCACAGGTGTTATAAATGGCACAGCAAATGTTACAGGAAGTGCATTAAGAACTAGAACAAGTAGTGGCTCTATAAACGCATCTGCCTTTATAACCATAGATGGTTTCTCATGGTCATACGCTAGTGGTTCTATATCTGCTAACGCAAGTGTTTTAGCAACAGCAAGAAAAACAGCAAGTGCAATAGGTGTTATTAACTCTACTGCCAATGTTACAAGTATTGCATATCGTGCAAGACTATTTAGCGGAAGTATAAACTCTAATGCTACAGTAAGTGCTAACGGTAAAGGCATATATAATAGACAAGGTGTTATTAACGCTAATGCTAATGTATCTAGTGCCGCACAAAGAACAAGAACAAGTAATGCTGTTATAACAGCCAATGGTACTGTTACAAGTATTGCTAATAGAATTAAATTTTTTGTAGGTTCTATTAATGCTACAGCCACAGTAAGTGCTTTAGGTGGATTGCAATATAGCGGTAATGCTCAAATTACATCTTATGCTAATGTTATATCATTAGGAAACGTAAGATATAGCGGTAAAGGTTCTATTACTACTACAGGTTTTGTATACGCTAAAGGTTATAGACTTGGTGAAGAGTGGAATACATCTACAGCAGGAACAGAAACATGGACAAATGTATCTGTGGGTACAAATACATGGACAGCAATAACAGCAGGTACAGAAACATGGTCTGACGTAACAGTAGGTTCAAATACATGGACAAATGTTGCAGCAGGTAACGAAACGTGGTTAAGACAAGGGTAAAAAATGGCAAAGACAAAAATTAGTGAATATGATGCAACCGCAGGTAATAATACTGATATTAATAGTATTAACATAGACGAGGGTTGCTCACCATCAGGTATCAATAATGCTATTCGTGCAGCAATGTCACATTTAAAAGCATTTCAAACAGGCACAAGTGGTGATAATCTTACAGTAGGCGGTACTTTATCTGTAACAGGTACAAGCACACTTACTGGTGATGTAACTGCACCTACACAAACATCTTCTGATAACTCTACTAAAGTTGCTACTACTGCATTTGTTACATCTAAAGTAGGTACGTTAGGTACTATTTCTACTCAAAATGCTAACGCTGTTTCCATTACAGGCGGTACTGTTGATGGAACAACATTAGGTGCTACTACTGCATCTTCAGGTGCATTTACAACATTATCATCTACTGGTAGTACAACATTTAAAGCGTTAGTAACAGCAGGTGAAACAACTACTGTATCTGCTACTGCAGCAACAGGTACTATTAATTATGATGTATTAACGCAAGGTGTTTTATACTTTACATCTAATGCTTCAGCAAATTGGACTGTTAATGTAAGAGGTAATAGTGGAACTTCATTAAATACTCTTATGGCTGTAGGTGAAACTCGTACTATTACATTTTTAGTTCCTCAAGGTACTACAGCTTATTATCAATCATCCTTTACTATTGACGGAAGTTCAGTCACTCCAAAATGGCAATTAGGTGTAACACCCAGTTCAGGAAATGCAAGTAGTATTGATGTTTATGTATTTAGTATTCTTAAAACAGCAAGTGCTACATACACAGTATTAGCATCACAAACTAAATTTGCATAAGGATTATAATGCCTTTAAATATTTCAACAGGTACTGCATCTGCAAAAGGCTTTGGATTTACTGGAAATAACCTTATTAGAATACCTGCATCTGGAAGTATATCGCAATATTTTAATTTATCTTACCTATATGGTAATCCTACAATATTATCATGGACTCGTAGTGGTGATACTTTTAGCTACAATTTATCTTCTGCAACAACTTATTGTGGTTCTACATATAGCACAAGTAGCACAGCATCTATAACAAAAGTATTATCTGGTGGTGTATTAGTAGAAACAGTTTCATTTACATTTAATCACCCTAAAGATTGTTGTGCTGGTAACCAAAACTATATTTATGAAAGCTATACTTTAACAATGAGTACATCAAATACAGCAGTATTAACAGCCACTTCATCTAGTGGTTCACAAACAGGTTGTTAATATGATTACTACTAAATATCAATTAGAAACAGATAAATTTTTATTCAAAGCTGATTATGATGATGAATTAAACATCATTTATAACCACTATGAAGATAAAGAAAAAAAAGAAAAGTTTGTTACAAATAATATAGGTGAATTTAATGGTCGTGTTAAGTTTGACAAAAATACAATTGATACTTATGTATCTCAAGCCATAGGTGCAGCATTTCCAATATTAGTAGAACCCATTGGATTTGTATTTACATATGATGATTTAGAAGCAAGAAAACAATATATTAGTGAAGAAAAGTTTAATCAAATTGTTGCTCAATATCCAAGACTTATTAAAAGAATAAATCAATTAGGATTGCATACTCAAATTATCTATAGAGTTGAAACTTTGCATAATTTTGATACAGGCGAACAAACAAGTAAAGTTATATTTGATAATACTGAAGATAATTGGTGGTCATCACAAGATACTCCATCATATTTAACATCTGAAGTATTTACACCAGAAGAACAAGAAAAATTTGACCAAACCTTATCTGGTTTAGTATATTTAAACCCAATAGAACGATATATATGGAATGTTATTAAAATGATTCCTAAAATTAATTGAGAAAACATGACAATACGCAGATTACAATTTACAGAATGGAAACCAGACCAGCCAGCTATTGGTGATAGTCTTAATGACGCTAAAAATGTTGTTCCTGTTTTAGCAGGCTATGCTCCATTTCCTAGTGCATCTAACTTATCTAATGCAGCTAGTGAAAGTCTTAACAATGTATTTGTAGGTAAGATTGGTGATACAGTTCAGTTATTTGGTGGTGGTGCTTCCAAACTATTTAAGTTTGATGCTACTAACCTTGCAATGACAGACGTATCTAAAACTGGTGCTTATGGCGGTACTGTTCGTTGGCAATATGCACAGTTTGGCTCTATATTATTAGCAGCTAACTATCACGAACCTATACAGGCTTGGACTTTAGGTGTTTCTAGCACATGGCAAGATTTAGGTACATATATTAACGGTACTTATACTAGAACACTTACAGTGGTTACAGTCACTACATCTACTGCACATGGTTTAACTACTGGTAGTACATATAAGATTTATTTTAAATCAGGCGGTGCATTATCTGGTAACTACGTTATCACTTCTACAAGCTCAACAACATTTACTTTTAGTACTGCAGCTAGTGGCACTATTGCTACAAGCAATTTAAGTGTGTATACATCATCTGCACCTACTGCTAAATATGTCACAGTAGTGCGTGACTTTGTAGTTTGTGCAAACATATTAGATACACCAAATAAACTTCAGTGGTCTGATATTGCTAATGAAAGCAATTGGACTTCTGGCAATGCTTCACAATCTGATTTCCAGTTAATTGCTGACGGTGGAAACATTACTGGTTTAACAGGTGGTGAAATTGGTATTGTATTCCTAGAAAAAGCTATCTACCGTATGCAGTACATTGGTAGCCCTTACTTCTTCCAGTTTGACGCTATATCACGCAATCTTGGTTGTATTGAAGGTAACTCTATAGCACAGTACGGTGGTATGTCTTACTTCTTATCAGATGATGGATTCTATTCATGTGATGGTAAAAGAATTACTCCTATTGGTGTAGAAAAAATAGATAGATATTTTTACAATACATTTAACATTGCTAAATCTGACACCATGTCAGCAACTATTGACCCTATTCGTAAACTTGTTATCTGGAATTATCCTACAGTAGCAGGTGGCAACGCACTTATTATTTATAATTGGCAACTTAATAAATGGTCAAGAGCTGAAACAGATACTACTTATGTAGCTTCTGCTGCTTCTACAGGTGTTACATTAGAAGGTATTGGTGCTTTATATACTAGCATTGAAACAGTACCAGCTTCACTAGATGACCGTATTTGGGCTGGTGGTAAATACGTTTTAGCAGGTGCTAGAGGTGCTTATATTGTTACATTTACAGGTGCTAATACTACTGCAAACCTTATATTATCAGATTTTGAAGATGGTTATAACTCTATAGTTAAACTTGCTAGACCTATTATTGATAATGGTGCAGCTAATGTTGCTATAGCTTCAAGACGTAAGCTAGATGACACTATTGCATTTACAACTGCTGCTGCAGCAGGTGAAGGTGGTCGTGTACCATTAAGAAATGCTGGAAGATGGCATAGATTAAGCATTACACCTACAGGAAGTTGGACAACAGCTATAGCAATTGACATAGATACTGAACCACAAGGAAATAGATAATGGCTCGTAGTGATATGTACAGGGGTTTAAACCCTGTAGGTGCTGAACCTCGTGAGATAAGTGAAGTTACTAATGGTATATTAAACGGTAAAACAAACAATACTGGTACTGTTACTTTAGCTGTTGCAAGTGCTACTACTACTACTATTTATGATGAACGTATAGGCTTTAATAGTGTTATACTTCTAATGCCAACTACAGCTAATGCAGTTTCTGTTGTAACAAGTACTTATGTAAGTTCTACTAATAAAGGCAATGCAGTTATAACTCATACAGCTAATACAATTACGGATAAAATATATAAATACATAGTTATTGCATGATTTTACACTATATACCTAAACAAGATTTAAGGCAACATTGGAACTATGTAAAACATGGTCTTGAATTAGTTCGTGCTAAAGGTCACACAGAATGGATAGTAGAAGATGTCTACTGTGACTGCTACGAAAATCGTTCTATGTTATTTATCGGAATTATTGACAAACAACCAGTTGGCTTTGTCGTTCTACAGCCTATAGGAAATACACTTCATGTATGGGCTACATGGTCTACACTTAATGACAAAACATTATTTCATCAAGCATGGCAAGAAATACAAGTAATAGCAAAACAAGGCGGCAAGTCTAAAGTTACATTTTCATCACAACGTAAGG